TGACTCTCTTCGTTTCCATAGTGTCCACCTGCTTGTTTCGTGGACACTATGTTTACCCGCTTGGCCGCCGGATTCAAGATGACTTCGCTAGCCGCTTACCGATGAGATCGTCGATAAGAGCCCGACGGTGGTTGCGCTGGCGAAAAAGTCGTTCAAAATTGACGCCGAGATGATCCGCGACATGGGTGGGCTGGCGATGCACACGCTCAAGCTGTACACCGAATCGGACGAATCAGCCGAGGGCGGCAACGCGTTTCGCGAAAAGCGCAAGCCCGACTTCCGCAAACATCTCAAGTAATCACGCGAGAAGTTCTTCCGCCTGCGTGGCCGCCAGCCTTTGCATGAAGCGCTCGCACTGCGCGAGCTGATCGAGGCTGACGAACTCGTCGGGCTGGTGCGCTTGCGTGATGTGGCCCGGGCCGCAGACCACGGTCTGAATGCCGGACTGCTTGAAGATGCCTGCTTCCGTGCCGAAAGCGACCTGCGTGGTCCGGCTCTGACCCGACAGCCGCTGCGCCAGCCGAGTGACGGCGTCGTCGGCGCTGCCGAGAAAACTCGGGATCTCGCAAATGGTGTCGAACTGGAAGCCGGTCTGCGGCGCGATCGCCTGCATCGACTGCTCGAGCGTGCGCGCATGGCCGAGCATTTCCTGCTGCATCCGGCGCGCGTCGGCGGTCGGCAGATCGCGGAATTCATAGTGGAACCAGGCATCGCGCGCCACCACGTTGTCGGCAATGCCGCCATGGAATTGCCCGACGCAGGCGGTGGAGAAGGGCACATCGAAGCCGGCGTAGCGCGGCTCGCTGCGCTCGAAGCCTTCAGCCATGTCGCGTAGCTTGCCGATCAACCGCGCCGCCATCTCGATCGCGTTGACCGATGTTGGCGTCAGCGAAGAATGCGCCTCCTTGCCGCGCACGCAGCAGCGGTAGCGGTACACACCCTTGTGCGCAATGGCCGGCACCATGCCGGTGGGCTCGCCGATGATGCAGGCCAGCGGCTTGATGCCGGCGTCGCGCATGTCGGCAATCAGTTCGCGCACACCGAAGCAGCCGACTTCTTCGTCGTAGCTCAGGGCCAGGTGCACCGCATACGGCGCCGGGCTGTCGAGGAAGGTCTGCGCGTGCGCCAGGGCTACGCCGATGAAGCCTTTCATGTCGGCGCTGCCGCGTCCGTACAGGCGCGGCTCGGGCGTGCTGCGCACCTCGGCGCCCAGTGGCGGCAGCGACCAGTCCTGGCCATCCCAGGGTACGGTATCGGTGTGGCCTGACAGGATGATGCCTGCGGAGCGGTTCTCGCCCAGCGTCGCGAACAGGTTGGCCTTGCTCTTGTCGGCGTTGTAGGACAGGCGGCTTTTGACGCCCAAGCGCGCCAGTTCGTCGCGCACAAAGTGGATCAGCTCCAGGTTCGAGTTCTGGCTCACCGTGTTCATGCGGATCAGGGTTTGGGCCAGTTGAAGAGTGGTGGGAGAAAGCATAGGAAGATTGTCGATTATTTTGCTGGCGGCTGCTTTTGTTGCTAGACTGGAGCCCTTGTGGGGGGGTAGCTCAGCTGGGAGAGCGCTGCGTTCGCAATGCAGAGGTCGTGAGTTCGATCCTCATCCTCTCCACCACCAATAAGAAAACCAACTGTTCTCAGTTGGTTTTTTGTCGCCCGTCCGCCCCAGTGCTGGCGCGGGTTTCGCCATTTGTGCGAAGGACGACAACACACCGCAGGCCCCAATTCGGACGGTTTTCCCTCTCTCTGTTGCGCCCATTCTCTGTTTCTGCGACGGGCGACGGTCGCGCAGACCCTAACAAACATGCGGGTTATAGGGTGCCAGTTCGTCACTGAAAGCGCCTTCACGGAGGCGACCTGACCAGGACTTGCGGCACGGATGGTTAATGGTTCACGATGGGCCGAACCTCCCATGTGACAGCAATTTCAGGTCGGTAAGTTACGTCGTTGCCGTGCTTTATGGACTCAGTTAGATGCACCGAAAGGGGCTTGTCGTACTTTTCGATATGTGTGATGGCTCGATTAACAGCGTTGCGGAACGCGTCGCGGACGTTTTTTCGCTTGTCGGCAACCTTTCTGAGCTTGCCACCTTTGCCAACAGCACCAGTAACAGCTGCTGCGAGCTGAGCCATTTCGATCTGAATTTCCTCAAGGCGGTCGTGGTCGCCGTCTGCCTCAGCGTCAGCCTTGTCACTGATCAGATCATTGAACCTTCCACGGTACTGTTGGATCGCCTTTCTGTCAGCCACCAAGCCAGCATCGCCAAGCGGCACGCCAACAGACACCTGATAACCATCTTCGATATCGTCGTGCTCCAGCCCGGTGTTCACCGTTGATTCAACAGCACCAATTTCGCTTCCGCACACGATCTCGAATACTGAGGTCTCACGATCCGGATACGCCAACAACAAGTTGATGTATTTGGCTCCCTTGTCGACGCCCTGGAGCAAGATTACTTCTCGCCCCAGAAAACTCGCCTCCCAAACGCCGCCACGCATGCGAAAAATGTTGTCCGGCCGCTTTTCAGTCGAGGCGACGGCTGACACCGAGATCACCGAACCGGACTCATACACCGTGCGCAGCAGGCAGTCGCCAGGGAGCGTCCGTTCCCTTATAGCGGTGAGGTTTCGGCCAACCATAACGTCAAGGGCTCCGGTCACCTCGTTGGCATGGCGCTTATACAGGTCGAACACACGTTGAGCGGATTGGGCGTTGCTGCCATCAAGGTATCGAAAGACTCGATTCACCTCAGGATAGCTCGCAAGAAACTGTGACACATCAGTCAGTGTATTCACCTGATTGGCCCGCTCGAGGTAGGCGGCCGCCATGATCTTGTCTTCGCCCTTGTCCCTGCTTTGCGTGAATACGTCCATCTTGTAGTGGTCGGCTGGATCGAACTGATCCGCCTTTGCCGCGAGGACAGCGAACCGCCGGTCGATGCACTGTGAGCAACCACCGCAATGGGTGTGTTGGTTCGTCATCTCCCATGTGTGCGTGCACGTCATCGAGTGCGCAATCAGATCGGAACATCCCGCCTTGGTGATGACCTCGACAACATCGGCTTTGGTCTTCCAAATGAACGGGTTTTCGATGGTAAATGGCTCTCCCGCCACCAAAGAGATGATCTCCTGGAAGCCTTGCATGACCCTGGGGTGCGTCGTACGCGTTGCCCGGCCACCAGCAACCTGGGCGCATACCGGAAGATTCAGACTGATCACCCCGTTTTCGTAGAAGCGCAGGCTTTTTAGCCCGAGCATTTTGGCGATGGTTGCGCCAATCGACATGAACAGGAAGGAACGACTGCGCTGGGTGTATTCGTGGTTTAACCCTTTAGCTTTGTTGACACGCACGCCGATATGGTGCGGAACGTTTTCACCGGCCTTCGCCGCCAACCGCGCTTGCATATTGCGATGCCGGTTGTTGAGTTTCGGCGTCGACTTGTGCGTGACAAGCACCACTCGGCGCTTCTGCGTCAGAACTTCCTCAACTACGCCAGCCAACGAGTCTAATCCGCCAGAGAACATCACCACCTGTTCGGGAAGTCCGAACACCTGCTGCGTATCGTTGAATTCAAGGTATTCCTGGATAGCGTGATCTTGTTCCATCTGTATAAAGTCGAACTGGTAGTTGTCGTCGGACAGGAAGCCCAAGGTTGACCGAAGCGTTTCCAGAACGTTCGAGGTACGCCAGAATTCAAGGTTGCGTACCGGCACCACGAAATGAAGATCTCGCCGCCAGCCGTCTCCAAAATTGTCGACCTGGTCCGCGCCGCGTTTGATGGCCTGATCGGCGCTGTATACGTAGGTGGCGATTTCCAGCAGGTCGTGGAACTGTGTAGGCACGTTGCGGAACATCTCGCTGTGGATGTCTTCGATGTGCAGGGTGATGTTGCCGCGGCCGCCTTTGCCTGAGAGCCGCAGCCGCAAATCGCGCGTGGGGTCGTCGCTGATGCCTTTGGCTGAAGCATTGCCGCAAAAGATGTATCGCTTATCTTGCATCGCTACGCGCTCCCGCTTTCAGTTCATCTTTCATTTTCTTCAGCGCGTAGCCAGCGAATCCGTCAGACGATTTTCTTGAAATATCCCCGCCTTCCTCGAAGCGGTGCTTGGAAAACCAGTCGGAGGAAAACTTCTCAACGATCAAGGATGCTTCCCGTGTGTGCGTCTGCAAGGCGGAATCAAACTGGGCCTTTTGATTCATCGTCGCAAAACGCATTCCCTCGCCCAGGTTGGTATTGAGGTTTTTGCTCAAAAAATATTGCAGGCTTTCGTTTGCCAGCCGAGCGAAAAATCCGCGAGAAAACTCCCCAAATTCCTTTGGTTTACCCAAGGTCGAGAGAGCCGCGCGCATCGTGTCCGGGTCGGATGGAAATAGGGAATGCAGCTTTGGGGTGAGCGCTTCAACGACGGCTCCGACAAGTGCCCGTCCCGCGAGTTCACCCAGATCTGAGCGCTGGCGCGAAGTGTCGGCGGTGCGATCCAGTGCCTCCATTAGCGCCGTTGTCATATCAGGAAGCGTTGCATCGGGTGGCAGCGAGACTCCGGCGGAACTCAAGTGACCCAGGATGTCCGTCTGCTTTGCGGCGATGGCCAGTTGGGTCATCAACCAAACGGCCTCTGTATATCCGCGGTCATCCAGGACATAGGAGAAAGCCTTTTCGGCGGCCGTGATTGTCGCGTTTGCCACTTGAGGTACGTCGGCGCCAGCAGCAATCAGGCTGACAACTTCTTTCCAAGCCTTCGACCTCGGCAATAGTCCAAGTAGGACATGCCCCATGCAGAGCCTCCCGTGCCTTCTTATTTCAGCTTGCCGTCATCACTCAAGGCGCTTAACGATGACGATGCTGCGTGCTTTCCGTTCTTCTTTCCGCAAATACCCCTTGCGCACCAGTTGCGCGATTTGTTCGTGAGCGCTAGCGTGACTGACGCCCAGCGCGTCGGCCAGTTCCTTGACGGTCGGTGGCAGACCCGTCACTTCCAATATTTCACATATCGCCCGCAGCGTCTTTACCTGCGGGTCGGTAACCCTTGGCAAATCTATGAGGCATGTAGCGACACATTGATCCTCGATTCTAGAGAAAGGCAGCTCCCCGACGAATCGGTTGTCATGCGGTAACCAACCCGCGCATATCAGACTGATCAACCGTCGACAAGCCGTCCGCTCTGCTACCAACACATTGCATGAAGACAAATACCGTTTATCAAGAACTTGACAGGTCAACACATATCAGATTTGATTGGGTTGCTGCCATGCCACGCTCTGCGCCAACACCATGCCGTCACCCTGGTTGCGGCGTGGTACTGGCCACGCCCGGTTACTGCGACAAGCACCGTGTTGCAGTGCACCGCGATTACGGTCGCGCCCGGCGTGGCTTCGATGCCGAGGTCGGCTTTTACCAGTCAGCCGCGTGGCGTGCAGTGCGTGCCGCCTTCCTGCGCGAGCACCCGTTGTGTGCGCGCTGTGGGGGCCGTGGGCGCGTTGTTGCCGCGATGGTGGCAGACCACGTGCTGCCGCTCAAGGACGGCGGCGCACGGTTTGACTGGACAAACCTGCAGGCGCTGTGCGTGTCTTGCCATAACCGCAAGACTGCTGGCGAGACGGCCCGACGCAGCCGACGCAGCCGACGCATCTGATGGGGATAGGGGGGTCAATTCTCTACAAGCGGTGCGGGCAGATGCGTGCGCGAGCACAGATTTTTGCGCGTGCAAATTGAAACAGGGGGGGATCCCCCAAGGACCGAATTGAAATGGCCGGACGCAAACCACTTCCCACTACAGTCAAGAAAATCAGGGGAACTCTGCAGAAATGCCGCACGAACTTGCGCGAACCGCAGCCGTTGGGTGACCTGGTCGAGCCGCCAGACTATATGACTGACGGCGCCAAGAACGCTTGGCGTTACGCGATTGAGAGTGCGCCGCAACATCTGTTGCGCCGGCTGGATATGTCCGTGCTCGAGGTCTGGGCCTGTGCTGCCGATCTGTACCGCAAGGCGCAGGCCGGTCTGGCCAAGACCGGATTGCTGATTAAAGCGCCCAACACGGGCGTACCAATGCAGTCACCTTACCTTGCGATTGCCAACAAGCAGGCTCAGATCATGACCAAGGCTGCAACCGAGATGGGATTCACACCGGCATCGCGTTCGCGCATCACCTTGCCCATGGAAGCGGCAGGAGATCTGGATCCCTGGTCGGAGATTGCCGGCTGATGTCCGCATGCAATTACGTCGCGACTGCGCGCCAGTACGCCAGGGATGTCGTGGCCGGCAAAGTCCCTACCTGCAAATGGGTGCGCGCCGCATGCCAGCGCCAACTGGATGATCTGGATCGGTTCAAGGGCAAAGACAGTCCGTACAGGTTCAATCCGAAGCTTTCCGACAAGTTGGGTCGAAGTTTTCACCCAGCCGACAACCTGTGCTCGTTCATTGAGCGCCTGCCGCACGTGAAGGGCCCCTTGGCCGGGCAGCCGATCCATCTGGAGCCCTGGCAGGTGTTCATCCTAACGACCGTCTTCGGCTGGGTCAAACCTGATGGCAAGCGCCGGTTTCGTCGGTCGTATATTGAGGTGCCTCGCGGCAACGCCAAGTCCACCCTGTCGTCAGCGCTGGCGCTGTACATGCTGGCAGCGGACGGTGAAGGCGGCGCCGAGGTGTATTCGCTGGCGACCACCCGGGACCAGGCGAGGATTGTGTTTGGTGATGCCCAGACCATGGCGCGCCAGTCGGCCGGGTTTCGGGGGCGGTTTGGGGTGGGTGTGGGCGCGCACAACATGCACGTCATGAACAGCGGCTCCAAGTTCGAGGCGCTGTCGGCGGAAGGCTCGACCCTGGACGGTCTGAACATCCACTTCGGCTGCATCGACGAGTTGCACGCCCACAAGACGCGCACCGTCTACGACGTGGTGGAAACTGGAACAGGCAAGCGGGACAACTCGCTCTTGTGGGTGATCACAACGGCCGGCAGCAATCGATCCGGCATTTGTTACGAGATCAGAACCTTTGTGATGCGTCTGCTGGACGGCGTGTTCCAGGACGACAGCCAGTTTGGCATTGTCTATGGCCTGGATGACGGCGACGACTGGACGTTGGAAGACTCGCTGATCAAGGCCAATCCGAACTGGGGCATCTCGGTGCGACCGGAAGTGCTGGCGCCGCTGCAGGCCAAGGCCATGCAGATGCCAAGTGCGGTGAACAACTTCAAGACCAAGCATCTGAACGAATGGGTCAATGCCGACACGGCCTGGATGGACATGCGCTCCTGGGATCGGTGTACCGACGCATCGCTGGACCTGGACGCCTTCGTCGGGCAGCCCTGCTGGATTGGCCTGGATCTGGCCAGCAAGACCGACATCGCCGCCTTGCTGCTGGTGTTTGCGCATCCGCAGATCGACGGCGGCTTTGCGGTGTTCGGGCGCTACTACCTGCCGGAGGACACGGTGCAGGCCAATGGCAACAGCCAGTACGCCGGCTGGATGGGTACGGGCCGTTTGACGGTCACCCCCGGCAACGTGATTGATTTCAGTTGGATCGAGGCAGATTTGATCGACTTTGCATCGCGATTTGAAGTTCAGGCCGTGGCCTTCGATCCGTTCCAGGCGACGCAACTCTCGACCCGGATGATGAGTGAGGGCCTGCCCATGATTGAAGTGCGTCCCACGGTACTGAACTTCAGCGAGCCCATGAAAACCCTCGAAGCCCTGGTCCTGCAAGGCAAGTTGATGCATGACGGCTGTCCGGTCCTGGCATGGATGGCCAGCAACGTGGTGGCGCACCTGGACGCCAAGGACAACATCTACCCCCGCAAGGAGCGTCCAGAAAACAAGATCGATGGCATCGTGGCGCTGATCATGGGCCTGTCCCGTGCGATCACCCCGGGGACCAACATTGTGCTGGGCGCGGACTATGAACTGGTGATGCTCTGATGGGAATGTTCAGTTTTCTCTCGCGCTGGATGGCATCAAGCGACGATCGCAGCCCCTGGGGTGACTTCTGGTTCGAGCCGGTCACCGTGCGCACATCCAGCGGCATGCGGGTGTCAGCTGACAACTCCTTACGCCTGGCGGCGGTGTACGCCAGTGTGCGCATCCTGGCCGAGACCATGGCGTCGCTGCCATTCGTGCTTTATCGGCAGCGCGCCGATGGAGGCAAGGACAAGGTCACCGACCACTGGCTGTACCGATTGCTGGCGAAACGCCCGAACCGGTATCAGAACCCGTATGAGTGGCGCGAGATGTTGCAGGGCCACCTTGCCCTAAGGGGCAACGCCTACAACCGGATCGTGGCCAACAGCCGCGGCGAGATCCTGGAACTGGTGCCGATTCATCCGGACAGGATCAAGATGGAGTTGACCCAGTCCGGTGACTACCGGTATCGGGTCACGGACCGGCTTGGGGTGGAAACGATCGTGCCGCGTGGCGAGATCTGGCACCTGCGGGGCCTGTCCTCAGACGGTCTGATGGGCATGAGCCCGATCGATCTGGCGCGCGAGAGTTTGGGCATGGCCTTGGCGGCGCAGGACTACGGCGCTCGGTTCTTCGCCAACGATGCCAAACCCACTGGCGGTTGGATCGAGTTTCCGGGGTCGTTCAAGGACACGGAGGCCAAGAAGGTGTTTCGGGAGTCCTACCAGGCGGCGCAGTCCGGTGCCAATCGTGGCAAAGTGCTGGTGCTTGAGAACGGCATGAAGTTTCACGAAGTGGGTGTCACAAACAAGGACGCTCAGTTCCTGGAGTTGCGCAAGTTTCAGATCACCGACATCGCCCGGCTTTTTCGGGTGCCGCCGCACATGATTGGGGATCTGGAGCGCGCAACCTTCTCGAACATTGAGCAGCAAAGCCTCGAATTCGTGATGCACACCATGACACCCTGGGCAGAACGCTGGGAGGCCAGCATCGAGTCCGAGTTGCTGTTCGATGGCGACGATTTGGAAGTCGAATTTGATTTCGCCAACCTCATGCGGGGGGACGCGGCCAGCCGGTCGTCGTACTACCAAAGCGGCATCCAGAACGGATGGCTCACACGCAACGAGGCACGCATTGCAGAGAACCTGAACCCCCTCGATGGTTTGGACGAGCCGCTGCGGCCACTCAACATGGTTGAGGAAGGTGCCGCTGAGGATCTGAATGGCGACGCGGAACAGGCTGAGCCACCGGCGCAGGATACGACTGGGCCGAAAGATGACGACGCCACGGCCCGCGTGCGTGCAATGGTGGCGACGAGCGCAGCCAGGCTGTCGCGCCGCATCAGTCGGGCCGGTGTGATCGTGGACAGCGACATCACCTTGATAGCCGAGGCACTGGCAGTGCCGGTGACCCGAGTGGCGCAGTGGATGCAGAACAGCACTGTGCCGACAACAGAGACCGAACTGACCGAATCACTGATTTCACTTGGGATGACACCATGAACCATCAATTGCTGATCGCTGAATTCCTGGCGACGCCCTGGGCGCTGATGCCTGAACGTCTGAATGCGGTTGCCGGCGTGATGACGCGCTGGTCGCAGAACGTGCCGGCCAGCACGGAAGTGCTCGCCCGTATCGATGCCGACCGCGGGGTCCGTGAGGTGCGACGTCAAGCCACCAACGCAGTCTCCAGTGGGGGAATCGCAGTCCTGCCGCTGTACGGGGTGGTCACGCAGCGCGGCAACATGGTCGACGACGTCTCCGGTCCGGGCAGCGTCAGTACCCAGCAGTTCGCTGCATCTCTGCGCCAGGCACTGGCCGACGACACCGTGAGTCAGATCCTGATCGATATCGACAGCCCGGGTGGCAGTGTCTATGGCGTGGCAGAACTGGCAGACGAGATAGCCCGCGCTCGATCCCAAAAACCAGTGATCGCGATTGCAAACAGTCTCGCCGCGTCGGCCGCGTATTGGATTGGGTGCTCGGCCTCGGAGTTCTACGTGTCTCCAGGCGGCGAGGTCGGCTCCATCGGCGTGTGGCAGGCGCATTTCGACCACTCGCAGGCCTTGGCCGACGAAGGCGTCAAGCCGACACTGATTTCTGCTGGCAAGTTCAAGGTCGAGGGCAACCCCTATGCGCCACTAGACGAGGAAGCGCAGGCGTTCATGCAGTCACGTGTGGACGACTACTACGTCGGCTTCACCAAGGCGGTGGCGCGGGGCCGCGGGGTTCCGATCGCGCAGGTGCGCGACGGTATGGGCCAAGGCCGTGTGCTTGGCGCGGATGCCGCGCTGGCGCAGGGCATGGTCGATGGCGTAGCCGCTTTCGATGAGGTGGTCAAGAAGATGCGCCGAAATGCCAAGGGTGCGGCTACGCGCGGGGCGAACCGTCTGGTCCAAGCCCTGCGTGCGCTTGAGATTTCTGGATGACCGAAACTATGGTTAGGATTACTCGCTGTGTAGGTCAACCAAATTCTTCTTGACGTTATGGGCCTCAACGCAAGATAAATTTTGCTCCTAATAGAGCCCTGCCGGACACCATTATTGGATGACTTTTGCCCTATTATGTTGCACAAATGTTCAATTTAAAGGTGGTCTATTTTGAGTCAAGAAATCCCAGTCAAATACCAACCGCTATTTCAGCGTGTCGGCAATCATGGCGCCAAGTCGAAGGCAGACGCAATCAAGGCATTTTGCTTACGTTGCGTGGGCTTTCATTCCAAACGGGTGACAACTTGCACATCACCCACATGTCCTCTATATCAAGTCAGGCCGTACCAAAAGAGCTCCAGTGAAGCCTGACGATTACGAGGGATTATGGTTCGACCGTTTCTTAAATCATTTTGCCAATTCACACCATTCGATTCATTCAAAGACATTGCCGTAGTCTCCACATTCTTCACTCGGAGGGACCACTTTTCAACCGGGTTGGGTGACACACACACGCAAAGGGAATAATGAAACTGGAAAGTCGAATTGATGCCACACTTGTCAAGCACATATTGGGGGCAATGACAGTCGGAATGAAGGGTGAAGTATTTGCCTCGCTCGTACTTTCAGACTTGGGTTGTGCCGTGACGAGGCGATGTCCCGACCGCAGTTGCAGGTTTGAGTCGGTGGTCATGAATATTATGCTGCCTTCTTGAGTTGTTGAGCGTTGGGGCGAAGACCGTCTAT